AAGATCTGCAGTACTGGTAATAACTGCCGGTACTTGGTTGCTAAAAGCACCAGTGGTTAAGTTCCATTCAAATGCACCCCATACAGTGTTGTCAGTGTCTAACCAATATGTGCCATCAGCAGGCTCTCCTGTGGGACGTACCAGGCTGGCCGTGAGCTCGGTAAGATCAATATCCACACGTTGCACATATGCACGGTTGGTGATACCCAGTGCAGAGTAAGCAGCCAACAAACCATATTCGTTGAGCTCATAGCCGTTGATCGGTGTGCCCACTGTGGTTTTATAGAAAAACGGATTGCCAAATGTAGCTGATAGATCACGTTGGCTGGTGATCAAATAAACTTTATTTGCGTTGGCCGCTAATGTGCCAGCTGCAATGCCTACTCCAGAACCTGAAACTTTGTTTTGCGCCGTGGCGATCAACATATAAGGTACTGAGTTTGTGGCTGCAGGAATGTAATTTGTTTCGTCAATTACTGTGACTTGAACTCCGGGTGATGCTAGTGCCATTTTGGCTCCTTTAAAAACTTATACAGATATTTATCGGATGATGACAAAACCAGTGGTGTTGCGTTGCCCTTTGCAAAGGTTCGTGGGGTAAATACCAGCATGAGACCTGTGTGTTCTATCTGTAATCAACGCTTTGTGGCTGTGAACTACACCCGCGACGATATCGTGCATTATCGAACCAAATGTGATTGTTGCATCAGAAGAAATAAAAAAATAAAAAAACCAACACCGCGATGGCAACTAGACGGATATAAGAAAAAACCCACATGCGATCGCTGTGGGTTCAAGGCTAGATACAGTTCTCAGTTGATGGTCTATCACCTAGATGGAAATCTAAATCATAGTGATCTGAGGAATTTACGCACAGTTTGTCTTAACTGTGTGGAGGAAGTGAAACGGCTTGATATTCCGTGGGTTCCCAATCAACTTCAGGCTGATCGCTGATCCACCAGCTGCTGTACCTGCTCATACAGATGATCCATACTGTAATTGTTGTCCAGCACAGCATCAAACTTTGTTCCTGCCCAGGCATATTCACTAGCATGCACCTGAGCTAGGTCTAGCTTGCCTTTGCTTAGGCTCCAGCTAGAGTTGCTGTCGGGTCCGCGATTTACACTGACTGCTGCATCATACCAGGCAGGTTCAGGACCGCGAGTCACACGCACCACGCTGCCACCAGCTGCCTTGATTGACTGGATTTCGTTGGGAAACCTGCAATCACTGATCACAATATCGTCTGTTGAATTGCGCAGTTTGTTTTCTAGACTGGCGATCCATATGTCATGATGGAATGCTCGTCGACACACTTCAGTGCCCCAGTGTTGCAGCACCCAGCGCGGTGTGAGATTGGGCATGTTCAAGCGGTTAGCCCACCATGGATCAACCTGTTCGCGCCATTCACGAGCCTGTTTTGTGCGACCTTCCAGTAGTTCTCTGTTCCAGCCAAACACATGACTCACAGCGTCCTTGAGTGTGTTGGCAAAACTTTCTCTGCGGAATTGATATATGTTGACAAGATAATCTGCAATGGTATCTTTACCGCTACCTATGAACCCTACAATTCCAATGATCATTTTAGTTCCTTGACGTTGAGATATTTTAGTGTGGCTTGCAGCATGTCGATCTGACGTCTACAATCCTCTAGTGCATGATGACTGGTGGGGGGACGTGGTAGCTCGGGCCACAAACTATATATGGTGCGACTGTCACGAACCACGTAATATTGCCATGGAATAGGCTTGTCGTAGCTCTTGTAGGCATGCTCAATGATGTTCATGTCATAGGTGGGACCATTGGCCCAGATCAATCGGCTTTGCCAGATAAACTTGGCCAATTCGTCCAAGGCTTGATCTAGAGGAATACGGTCTTGTTCGTTGAATGCTTCGTCCCGCGCTGCTGCTGGTTGCGTGGCCCACCAGTCTATGGTACCTTGTTGGATACTACGAGATTCTTGGCTTTCTAGATCAATCCTGGCATAGTAGTGCCGTTTGTGATAGCCAGAGCCAAGCGGGTCAAAGCTCTGTGCTGCAATAGTCAAAATAGTTGTGTCAGGACCTGTGCCAAGTCCTTCGATATCGATCATTAAGTCTGCCATGCAATCAGTATAGCACAGAGTGACTCATGCCACAAGAGGTAGTTTAACCAATAACAAACGTCAATGGTTGAGAAGCATCCACATACAGTTTGAGGTCTTCGATGCACTTGTCCATTTGTGCCTGTGCTTCTGATTTCATTGCTGCACCGTTCAGTGTGCCGCCGCCGTTTGGTCCAGCGATAGTGCCAAATTTCTCGCGGGCCTCACCAATGATCATTTTGCTGGCTGCCACCATGTAGTCCTTGATCCATTGTTGGATCTGGAAGTCACCCAACAACTGTATTTCAGGCTTGAGATTGTAGGTCCACAACAGGACCACTTCGCCATACCCGGTTGGACTGCGGATAAGTTGCAGTTTCTTTGTGACAGGATTCCAGGTGTAGTTTATAAAACCGCCAAACATTCTAGCTGCCAATTCCACATATTGGGTGTAGAAATCGTAGGTGGCCAAGCCGCCTGATTGGTTGAAGTTGATCAGATACACATTCATCTGTGCCTGACTAAACGGGTCAAAATTGGAACCTGTTGGTCCCGAAGCAATACCAAAACTACGTCGAAAAATCTGTCTAACACTCTGCACTTCTTGTGGCAAGGTGTAGATGTTCTGCTGATTCACCAACTGCATGAAGCTGTAGCTTTCTTCGTAGGCATTGTTGGCTCGTTGGCGGTAGGTGCCAATGGTTCTTTGATATGCTGCTTCTAGATGAGCAGGATCAAGTTCAAGGTCAATGATTTGATGGCCCAGTTGTAGGCGCACATACTCAAAGAGATTGGTTTTTAGTGTGATTAAATCAATAGATTGTTGTTCGACCATTAGGGACTCCGTGCCCTATATTTAGTCTTTTACCATGCCTTCAGTATAACCAGGTTCTCGGTCCCGCGTCCGTTGAACTGTGTCTCTGTGGTAGTCAGATCTTTGTAGATCTTTCTAGCAGCCGGCTTGCCTGCTGCCTGCATGGCCCGCACAATGTCAGCTGGTTTGCGCACAGTTTTCTGCACACTTTCTGCTGTGCCAAAACCAATGATGCTGTTGCTCTTGATAGTGAATGTGCCCACATGCGAGTCTGCAACCACATGGATCAGCTTGCGCTTTTTGCTGTCATACAACCAGGCTTCACTCTTGTCCACCAGGTTCGCAGGAGCAAGACCTTTGATTTTGAGATCCACAATTTCTGCTTGAAACTTGAACTTGGCTGCACGTTTTTCTGGGCTGATGGCCTTGGCCTTGCGTGGCTTGCGATCAACTTTCTTGATCTGCACGTATGCACCACAGTCATTGATCACTGCTTCGCAGAACTTCACAATGCCACGCATTTGAATCTTGGTAAAGTTGCTGTAGCCTTCTGCCAGCTGAGCGTCTTTGCCACCGATCACAGTTTCAAATTCTGTCAGCTTGCGTTTCCAGTCTGCGGCAATTTCGCTCACCATCTGTGGTGCTACGTTTTTGCCACGGATGATGGTAATAGGCTTGATGTCTGCACTCATTCGGGCACCAGACATCACAAAGTCGTCAAACAAGCCTTCTAGCTCACCTGCACACTCGCTGAGTTTTTCTCGCAGTCGGTCCTGGATTGTTTGCCTAGCAGGTGCTGTGTCTGTTTTTTCTGCTGCTGCTTCTTGTTTGGTAGCCAGTGTTTGTGCCAACATGTTGTCTAGTTGAATCTGCTCTGCTTCGGTCAGATCCAGCCCCACCAGGCTCATGCGACACAGCCAGCCTGTGGTCAGTCTCAGTGCCGAATCCGGAACACCTCGCAGCAGTCGCACATCGTTCTTGCGGCCGTGAGTTTCCAGGTAGCTCACCACCATGTCTCTAGCATCCTTTTTGCCATAAAAGTAATTGTACCAGCTGAAGGCCTTGGTCAGCTGACTTACCCGATCATAAACAGGTTGTACACGCCAGGTGGGTTCATCGCCCATGAATTTGGTATCGGCGCTGCGTGGGTTTAATGGGCGCACAGTTGCGCGAGCTGTTTGAGCAGTGACAGTGGGTTTCATGGTACTCCTTACTAATGCAGTAATTATAACACAAACAGAATTATTGGTCAACTGACCCATAAATACATTACCATGCCCAGATTATCACTATACAAACCCAATCGCTCAGCCGACTATCAGTTTTTTGACAGAACAATAGCCGAAATGTATCAGGTGGGTGGAGCCGACGTGTATCTGCACAAATACCTGGGTCCAGCCACAGGTGACAACGGGGGCAATCCGGATGCTACTTTGCCCAAATACGACACACTGAATCCCTTGTTTATTGAAGATTTGTTGTTGTTGGAAAACAGAGATAGAAAATACGATCAAGACATCTATGTCATGCGTGGTGTGTATCGGGCACAAGATATAGATTTTGATCTTACACAATTTGGTCTGTTCCTGAACAACGACACCTTGTTTATCACGTTTCATTACAACCGCATGATAGACACAGTGGGACGCAAACTCATGAGTGGCGACGTGATAGAACTGCCCAGTCTACGCGACTACAATCCTTTGAACAGTGACATACCCCGAGCTCTGCCCAAGTGGTATGTGATACAGGATGCGTCGTTTGCCAGCGAAGGCTTTAGCCAAACCTGGCTACCCCACCTGTGGCGAGTAAAGGCCACACCCATGGTCAATGCACAAGAGTACAACGACATTACCAAGCAGCCGTTTGAACCCAACAACATCTGGGATCCAGGCAATTTTTATCCAGGTGGAGTAACTGTGTTATACGGCAACAAATATTATACATCAAACAAGAACGTTCCACCTGGCACAGAGATAACCAATACAGAATACTGGACAGAAAAAACCAATCCTGTCAGTATTGCTGATTGGCAAAGCACACGACCCAAGGATCTGGAAATCAATGATGCCATCCTGATTCAGGCCGAAGCAGAAGTTCCCAAGTCAGGATTTGATGTGGTCAAATTCTATATTGTGGCCACCAACACAGATGGCACACCCGCCAACCCTGAGTCTGCAACCTATACCGCAGACTACACCATCACTGATGCCAGCCGCACTGTGGCCAATGACGGTAACACTCCCAGAAGTGATGGATACACAGCCGGATACCTAACCGGAGACGGCAAGGCACCCAATGGGTTGCCTGTGACTGCTGGTGTCAATTTTCCGCCTGCTCCTGTGGCCGGACAGTTTGCCCTGCGTCTGGATTATTTTCCCAATCGACTGTTTAGATTCAACGGAACCAGCTGGATCAAGATCGAAAGCGATGTACGCACCAATCTCACACCAGGTGCCAACAACAATACTTTGCGTTCAGGTTTTGTAAACAATACATACACTGTGGGCACTAGTGATCAGGGCAACATACCCAGTCGCCAGAGTCTGAGTCAGGCACTAATACCTGATGCTGCCAACGGTGACCAAGGCGGCAACAAAACTCCAAACCCCTATCCAGTAACACAGCCATATCAGAAGTCCAGTTAACAAGGTATAAACAGATGAGTCAAATGTTTTTTTTCGATGAACAGATACGTAGATATCTGTTGCAATTCACCCGTATGTTCAGTTTGTTTGAAGTTGAGTACGGACGTGATGAGCAGGGCATCAAGGACCTGATACGTGTGCCCATACGATATGGTGACGCTAGTCGTCAGGCACAGACAATCATACAACAGAACTCAGCTAACTCGTTGCCATCCTCTCCCTTGATGACTTTTCACATCACAGGTCTGGACTATGACCGGCCTAGAATGCAAGAACCCTATCATGTGAACAAAATGATGGTTCGGCAACGATCTTATGATCCTGGCACAGAAACATACGAAACCACACAGGGTAATGCATTTCAGATCGAACGCCTGATGCCTGTGCCCTACAAGTTGACCATCAATCTGGACATCTGGACCACCAACACCAATCAAAAAATGCAGTTGTTTGAGCAGATTGCTACCTTGTTCAATCCTTCTTTGGAAATACAAGCCACGGACAACTATGTTGACTGGACCAGTCTTACCACATGCGATCTTGACCGCGTGAACTGGAGTTCAAGATCTATTCCCCAGGGCACAGAAAATCCCATAGACATCATGACTCTGACATTTAGTCTGCCAATCTGGATATCAAGTCCGGCCAAGGTCAAGAAATTGGGTGTGGTGGAGCGTGTGATTGCGTCTGTGTTTGATGCCAACGGCGATGCCAACAATGCACTGCTGGACAACGACCTGTTGCTGGGCACCAGGCTCAAAGTAACTCCTTGGAGTTATCAGGTACTGCTGCTGGACGGCCAGCTACAGGTATTGCAGCCTGCTGAAGTTGTGAACCCTGACCGACTGAGCCTGGCACCGTTCTCATTCCCCATAGTGGAAAATCCACAAGTCACATGGCCAGCAGTGACCAGTGCCTACGGAGTTCTCAGACCTGGCATCAGTTACATCACTCTGGACAATCCCTGGGCACCTGATTCCAGTATTGTGGGTACCATTGCGGTCAATCCTGCTGACGATCGACTGCTGATCTTCAACATTGATCCTGACACTGCGCCGCAAAACACACTGGATCCTGTGGACTCTGTGGTCAACCCACTGACCGCTGCTCCTGGAGATGGACTGCCTGCTGCGGCAATAGGACAACGATACCTGCTGACTGAAAGCACTGGCAATGCTGCCAACGTGGGCACCAATCCCACGGCCTGGAGTGGATCGGGTGCTCAGCCCTTGATTGCCCATAGCGGAGACATTGTGGAATACAATGGTGTGAAATGGGCCGTGGCATTTGACAGTCAACACGATGTTGGTGCTCAGTACGTGGTCAACTTGACCACAGGTATCCAGTACTACTGGGACAACATAAAATGGGTCAAAAGCATTGATGGCCTGTATTCCGGAGGCGCATGGAATCTCATATTGTAAAAGCTGTAGGGGTGTGGTTCTATTGCCCAGGCACACATCGATATCTGTACCTATTGCGCAACGATTCAAAATATCCTGACACCTGGGGGCTAGCAGGTGGCAAGGTGGAGTACGGCGAAACATTGATTGCAGCAGTGGAACGAGAGTGCTCCGAAGAACTGGGTTCCATGCCCAGATACAAACAATTGATCCCTATTGAAAAATTCACTTCGCCTGATTCAGCATTTGAATATCATACCTTTTGGTGTCGTGTGGAGCAGGAGTTTGTGCCAGAATTGAATCATGAGCATGTGGGCTATGCCTGGATCGGCACAGGACGATGGCCCAGACCTCTGCATCCAGGATTATGGAACACTGTGAATCTAGAAGCAGTGCAGCAAAAGATTCGTCAAATTGAACAAACCTTGTAGTCTAGATTTTTTATAGATTTTGATGTGTAAAAATTATCAAAAGAATGCAAAGAAGTCGCCACCGGCAGTGAACACATAGCCACTGAATATCCATCCTGTGTTGTTGCTCACATTGGTTGATGTTGTTCCTGCACTCCAGTTTGCGCCACCTGTTGCGTTGGAATCACGAATACTCAAATACCCAACACTCACAGTACCACTGGTTTTGCTCAAATTGGCCTGAGTACCTGCGGTGCTGCTGTTGATTGTGATCAAACTGCCTGATATACCTGACAGAGTAAAATCAGTGAATGTCTGTGTTGTTGTGGCAGTGAATGTGATTGTGCTAGGTCGTGTGGTTGCAGTCAAATCACCAAATGAATTGCTGCCAGATATGGTCAGCGCACCTGCACCACCTTGATTGAGTGTTGGATAAGAACCTCCGCCACCGGCAAATGTCTTTGCTGTGGCAGCAGTCATGCTGATGATCAATCCTGTTATGGTTATACCTGTGGCTGATGCATTGGAGAAAGCAGTGGCACCCGATCCTGTTATTGTGTATGTGCCAGATCCGGTCATGGTTCTGGTCAGCGCACCGGTACTGGCAAATGTAGCACTTTGCACAGCATATGTTGAGCATGCCAGTGACCCTTGTGTGAGAGTGAGAGCGCCACTCAGTGTGACAGCACCGGCCAGTGTGGCAGTACCGGCCAGTGTGGCGCTGCCAATCGTCAATGCAACAATTGTTTTGGCATTGGTAGTCACAGTACTGGTACCTAGAATTGACACTGTGAGTCCTGTGTATGTGCCTCCGGACGACAGTGTCAAATTGCCGTCAATGTTCAGTGCTGTAGTGCCTAGTGTGAACGATGTTGTCCCAAAATCAAGATTGTTGAACCAGCTGGCAGTTGTGAGTGTGGCAACTGATGCACCTGTGGTAAAAGTCAAATTGGGAGCAGTGACGGTTGAACCACCGGATGTGTTACCCACACTGAATGTTCTTGTGTTGGCCATGTCAGCCACAGTGAATCCGCCGCCACCAGTATAACTGAATCCACCCAGTGCTGCCATGTTTAGCACCACAGTGGCAGCAGTGGTGTGCGTGAGATTGATATTGCCTGCACTTGCACTACCAAACGCAATTGCACGAGTTCCTGCGCCGGTTGAGCTGAATATACCTGTGGCCAAGGTCACTCCATCAGCCAGTGTCAATGTGCCGGCTGTGAGAGTGTATGTGCCTGTGGTGGTCAGTGAATAGTTATAGTTGAATGTTGCTGTGCCTGCTGTGTGTGTGAATGCAGGCACAGCGCCTAACACACCACCGTTGTAGGTGTATGATCCTGTGGTCAACACAAAGCTGGTCGAAGGGTTGATTGTTCCACCATTTTGAATGGTATGATTGAATGTGGGTCCGTTCAGTGTGAACGTGGTACATGTGAGTGTGAGGCTACTTGACCCACCTGCTGCAAGAGCGGTAGTGCTACCAAAGTTGGTCAATGAGCCGCCGGTCCAGGTGACACCAGCAGAGCAAGTTATTCCTGCTGGTGGTGAATAAATCTCCGATTGATTTGTAGATAAAGTTGCTGAAGCAAATGAAAGAGCTGGGTTTTCCAATATCCACGTGTTGCTCGAGCCACTTACAACAGTACCAACAGTACTAACAGGACCACTGCCAACGGTAGTGCTGTATATCACACTACCTGGAACCAGTGTGGGTGATCCTGTGGTGGTCAATACTCCGGCTGTGCATGATCCGGTAAAAGTTTGTACTCCGCCGTCCAGGGTGCCTGCTGTGATTGTGAGTGTGGTGCAGGCAACCGGAAACATTTGATAAAGTGGAGCAAAGAAATTTGATCGAACCTGTGTTACATATCCGGTGTTGTTGATGACCACAGCTCCTACAGATACGCCGCTGCCGTCTAAAAATCCAGGGCCGCGCATGTTGGCAGTTAGATTGGCTAGTGAAATAGTATTATAAGCAAACCCGGCTATGATCGAATTCAAATTTAAACTGGTTGCAGGTAATGTAAATGTTTGAGCACTTGAAAAATCAAGTATGTTGAACCAACTGGCAGTGGTAATCGTAGGGATAGAACTACCGGTTATTCTCAAATTAGGACCATTGGTCACGGAGCCACCTGTGGTTCCAAACACAAAGGTTCGAGTGTTGGCCATGTCAGATACAAATCCAGCATTGAGCCCATAAGCAGGGTTGTATGATGCTGTCCATGAGAATCCAGTGGCTGTGGCCATACTCAACACAGTGGTTGCTGCTGTGGTATGTGTGAGGTTGATAGTCGGAGGATAAGTTCCAGTGGTACCAAACGTGATTGACCTAGTGTTGGTGTTTGATGAACTAAAAATACCAGTGTTTAACACAGCAGAATTTTCCAATATCAAAGATCCAGCGGTAAATGTGTATGTGCCGGTGGCTGCTAGCGTAACAGTCTGGCTATTTTTAATTGTCACAGTGCCAGCGGTGTGCGTGAATAACGGTATGGCTGATATTGTTCCACCATTGAACGTGAACGATCCTGAAGTCAATACCATGCTGGTAGTGGCTGTTATTGAGCCACTGTCAAAACTTACTGTTGCGCCATTGACAGTGTATGTGGTGCAGGTGTTTATGTACACAGCATTGTTGTACCAGGTACCGCCTGTTTGTGTAAACGCACCTGTTAGCGCAAATTGTCCATATCCATTGAAATTACCGTTGGCCCAGAATCTACATTCCAGTGTTCCTGAAGTAAAGGTCAATGTTGTGGCACAGCATACAGCGTATATCAAACTAGTAGTGCCAGAATGATTTATTGTGACTGCACCTAGTATACCAAATGTATTATCTAAACCACCTTGATTGTTTATGAATCCTGAACCCACAAAGTTCAAACTCATGCTGGTGGTGTTGAGGCTATAGTAATAACCTTGACCATATAAACTGTTTATGTTCAATGTTGTAGCAGCTATTGTCATGGCTGACAAAAGTCCTATACTTAAATCACCAAACCAACTGGCAGTGGTAAATGTGGGAAGTTGTGTAGGACCGGTGCCTGTCACATACAAACAAGGGGCATTGGTTGAATTTCCACCTGTGGTACCACATGTAAAGGTTCTAGTTACCGTGGTTTCTGATCTAAACCCGCCTGCCACTTGTGTGGGGCTATAAGATACATTACCGTCCCATTTACCTAGAGCATTCACAGTAAGTCCAGTCACAATAGCCATGCTCAACACTGTGGTTGCTGCGGTTGTGTGTGTTAGTGCAATATAACCTGGGCTGGTCGTAATACCAAAATTGATTGTGCGAGTGTTTGTGTTGGTTGAACTGAATATGCCAGTGCTCAAAGTCGCACCATCATTGATACTCAACGTGCCTGCTGTGAATGTATATGTGCCTGTCACAGCCAAACTTTGACTGGTATTGAATGTCACTGTTCCTGCTGTGTGTGT